TTATAGAATATAAAACAGAATTAGATTATTTAGAAAATACAACTAATGAATTATCATATTTTGATGATAATATAGATATATTATTAAAATATTATACAGATAAAGAGGAAGAAAATGAAAAACCAGTAGAAATAAAACCAGAAAATATAATAGATTTATTTAATAATACTAAAAAAACAAAAAAGAATAGTAAATCAGATTTATTTAATAATTATTTATTAAGAACTTGTCATATTGATATGAATCCAGAAAAAAGAATAAATATTTGTAAAATATGTAATAAGGATATGACCTTAAACCAACAAGAAGGATTAATTGTATGTGAATTATGTGGTAATAGTCAATTTATTTTAATAGATAGTGATAAACCAAATTATAAAGATCCATCTATAGAAAATAAGATTAATGGTAGTGGATATAAAAGAATGAATCATTTTTCAGAATTATTAAATCAATTTCAAGGAAAGGAGAATACCGATATACCCAATGAAATATATGAAAGAATATTAGAAGAATTAAATAAACAAAGAATAACTGATATGTCTAAAGTAACTAATAAAACATTAAGAGCAACTCTTAAAAAATTAGGATTAAATTCTTATTATGAACATATTCCATATATTATTAATAAATTATCAGGTATACCTGCTCCTTGTCTCACGAGAGAATTAGAAGAGAAATTAAGACAAATGTTTAGAGAAGTTCAAGAACCCTTTATGTTATTTAAAAATAAATCTAGAAAAAATTTCCTTAATAGTCATTATGTCTTTCATAAACTATTCGAACTATTAGAAAGAGATGACTTTACAGTATTCTTCCCCTTTCTAAAAAGTAGAACTAAATTACAAGAACATGATGAAGTATGGAAAAAAATTTGTGAATTCAATAATTGGAGTTTTCTCTCAAGTATTTAGTATATATACTTTGAAAAAAACTTATTTTTCATATATTAAAAGTATGAAAAACAGAAAAATTTATACCATAGAAGTATTAGATGTGAAATCTATTTTTTTTATATTTTTATTTATATTATTACAACAGATACCAAATAAAATATGTATATATAATAAACCAAGTAAAGCAAGAGCTAATTGATACATTATATTTATGATTATAACTATTTATTTATACAGTTTATAGATAAATTGGATCATATAATTTATTTTTTTTTATATTATTAATAAATTTATGATTAATAAGTTTTACACCTGAATTATAATTAAATGAATGATAGTTATTTGAATCATAAATAAATATTTCACCTGGATATAATTGGAGATTTGTAGAATTTATAATATTTAAACGAGTAAATAAAGAATTTAAATCTTCATGATATAATCTACAATCTGATAATTTATCATTATCTTTTTCTAATACAATTGTTATATCTATATGTTTTTTATCATCTACATTTACTAAACAATTAATACAATTATCTCCATCTATATGTAAAGCAACTCTATTTTTTGAAAATATTTTAAATGTATCTCTATATTCGTAATTATTAGATAGATGTTTTGTTATTAGATCTGAATTACAATCAAATTTTTCTAATCTTGATATATTAACTTTTATATCAGATGTTAATATTTTACCTCTAGTATAATAGAAATTACGATGTACATTAATATTTTTACTTTCAAAAATAATAGGAGGTGTTAAACTTAATATATTCATTTAATAGGTTTTATAAATTAAATCTCTAAGTAGTTTTCAATAATCTATTAACATATGAAAAATCATGATTTTGATTTTCAATATCATGATAATTTAATACCATTATATCATTATATTGACTGTGTGGCAAACTACTAGTATCTGGGAAAAAATTATAATAATATCTTTTAATATAACGAAACATTATAAGTATAAGCACAATTAAGGATAATGAAATCGTAACATAAAAAAGTATATTATCTAGATAGATAAAATTGATATACATACTTGACTTTATAACTATCTGTATTAGAATCTATTAATCTTTTTTTCAATTTTTTTAGAAATAAACTAAATTACGTAGTAATTTAGTTTGTATTGAGAAAAAAATTATAACGGTACGTTTCAATTTTTTTGATTAGTAATAACTGTTACTAAGCAACATGAGTTAAAAAATATACTTGTATTTACTATATCGTATAAGGTATCCATTTAATTTTAAATATCTAATGGATATATCTCATTTTTAGCTTTAAATTCTTTATTCAATTCTTTATTCAATTCTTTATTTACATTCTCTAATTCTTCTATAAGTTTATTATTTTTTCGGTCTTGTTTAATAAGTTCTACTAAAATTTTTTTTCTATCTTTTAATTGTTTAACAGTGTTAGATCCAAATCCAAAACCGAGTTGATTTTTTAATTGTAGATATTTATTTTTATATTTTAAATATTTATATTTATAGTCCATTATTAATAGTAGCTATATATTTTTTTAATACTTCTTGAATAATTTGTTCTATTTGTTCTTTATGTAAATTAATAAATGGAGGTATGAATGTTGATAATTCATTTATTATTTGTTCTTTGTTTCCATCTTTAATATTTTGTACAGTATAATATATCCAATTAATAATTAAATATTGAATTGTATCACATACATATCCATATTTTTCGGAATCTGTTTTTGAACTGATATTTTCTAATAAAAGTTTACATTTCATATAGGCAATAACTAATTGATTAAATAATTTATTATTTTGCAAGTTAGTACATATTTCTGTTATTTTTAAATTTATTGTTGTTATATCTAATAAAAAACGTTGTAATTCTGGTGAATCTGGTTTATTAGTATATTTATTTATATTTGGATATCTTTCAAAATATCTAATTAATTGTTTTAAATGTTTATCTAATTCTTTTTTATCGTATTCATTTGGTTTACCTATTAACATTCTATATAAAATATAAATTTTTTCTCTAATGGCGGGAGAATGAGTAAACTCGTTAGAAGTAACAGGATTATCTTTAAATTCTAATATTGGTTGTAATTGACCATTTAAAAGATTTCTTCCTTCTTTCTGTTCAGATACTTTTCTATGTCCTTTTTTAATTATTATATTATCTAATGGAGTTATTATATTATCAGGTAGTGGATACTTAAAATACCAATAAGTATTAAATTCTTCTAATTTAGTTATTAATGTATATCTGAAACAACTTTGATAAAATAAACTTGCCATTTCTGTATCTGATAATTCTGCTCTATGAAATCTTATAAATAGTTCAGGTGGTATATTATATTTACCATATTCATTATTATTTCTATGATATGATGGATCATCTAAACCACATGCTAGTTCGAAATCACTCATACTTTTTTGTGGTAATCTATCTCTTATAATTTCACATATTTGTTTAATATTTGGACTACTTGATTCACCTCTAGTTACACCAGTACTACTTGATTCTCCTCTAGTTACACCAGTACTACTTGATTCTCCTCTAGTATAAGGATTAATTGTAGGAATAGTTTCAATAGTAGATACATATTTACTATTAAAAATATTTACATTCTCATAAGTCATTAATATATATCCATTTTTTGTAGAAGAACCTTTTTTAATTAATAAATAAATATTACGTTCTAAGGCTTTTTCTACACTACCTTCAAAAGGATCTGTCCAATATCCTGGAGTAGTACTGTTCATCAGTAATCCTGGTAATTCCAATTTTGTTCTTCTTATAATTTCTAAATTGCAAGATGGAGATAATAGCCAAGAATATTTTGTTTGATATTCAGTACTATCTTTAAATTTCTCAGGTAAATATAATATTCCATCTGGTGCTAATAAACTACATAATTTTTCAATTACAGTTTTATATTTATCATACGATATTTTATCATCAGTACCTCTATCAAAGACAATAATTTTAAATTTTTTATCACCAATAATTTTTTCTATAAAAGTAGAATCTAAAAAATTATCATCGTTAAAATCTAAATATTTTAATATTTTTCTATCTCTACTAAAACTTGCATATGGTTGATAGTCTATTCCAAAATAATTTTTATCTATACTCCCCCATCTAATGTAATCTGAATGAATTTTTGGTTCCATGATAGCACCAACAACAATTATAGAAGCTTCTTGAATTCTTTCTCCATAAATTTGTTTAAATTTTTCTATTAAGAGATCATCAGTAGGTAATAAACTCATCAAATATTCTTTCATATTTTTATCTATATTCGCCTTGTCTATTATAGATGTTAATTTAGATTCATCATATCTGGCTTCATCGATTTCTTTTATTTTATCTTCATTATTTACATAATGATCTTTTAATAAAGTAATAACATCTTCAACACTACCTCCGATAAAATTTTTTAGTTTTAAATATTTATTTTTATATTTTAAATATTTATATTTATAATCCATAATATAAAAGTAATATAAAAATAATATAACAATAATAATTAATGGCAGGAGGATTATTACAATTAGCCTCATCGGGTACTGGAGATGTATATTTAACAGCAGATCCAGATATTACATTTTTTAAAATAGTATTTATGAGACATACTGCATTTGCAATAGAAACAGTAGAAGAATCATTTGATGGTATAATAAATTTTGGTGAAAATCTATCATGTACTTTGAATAAAACAGGAGATTTAATAAGTAAAATGTGGATAAAAATTGTATTACCTAATATAAAAATTCCAATATTAAGTAATTCCACAATACATCCATCAAATAATATTAATTTATCGACAATAAAAACTAATTTATCAAATATAACAATTCAATTTAATAATTTTAAATCATATTGTTCATATTTATTTGTGTTATGGAGGAGTTTATTATTAGAAACTCAAAGTTTAGCAGGGAGTTATAAAACAATATTAGCAATAATAACTAATTTTATGACAACAAGTAACTGGAATCAATATATATTATATAATAGTTTATTTAATAATATAACAACTAACAATCAAAATTTTAATTTTGATTTAATAGATTTATTTAATAAAAATTATATGGATCAATACAAATATAGTACATATAGTTTAACACAAAATGAAGAATTTAAGACTATATTTCAACAATTTTTATATCTATTTCAATCTCAAGCAACATATTATAATAATTATTTATTTACAGAAATGCAAGAATTAACAAAATTATATAAAATAAATTCACAAACAAATTATAGATTTGCATGGATACAAAGAATAGGTTTTGGAATGATAGATGAATGTAATATAACAATAGGTGGTCAAGTAATAGATAGATTAAATGCAGATATATTAAATATATGGTATGAATTAATATTAAATTTAGATAAAAGAGGAATATTTAATAAATTAATAGGTGATGTACCAGAGTTAACAATATATAATGGTAATACTAAACCAACTTATACATTATATGTTCCATTACCATTTTGGTTTTGTAATAATACAGGAAATGCATTACCAACAATAGGTATAAGATATCATGATGTAGTAATTAATGTAAAATTAAAAGATTTAACATCATGTTGTTATTTTGAAGTTGATGAGAATAATTTAACGGATAATATAAATTTAAATTCGGTAGTAAGATTACAAGATATAAGTTTATTAATAGATTATGTATATATAGATCAAGTCGAGAGAGAAAAATTTGGAAGAAAATCATTAGAGTATTTAATAGAGGAAAATCAGATGTTAGTATTTAATAATATAAATACAGTAAATATAAATCAATTATTAAGTTTTACAAATCCAGCAAAGGAAATAATATGGACAATACAGGATAATTATACACTTAATAAATTTAAATTATGGACGAATTATAATTATAGAAATATATATCAATTTACAAGTGTAACACAAAATACAGATTCTAGTGGTAATATGTTATTAAATTTTATGGTTAATAATTCAAATGTTAATATAGGTGATACTATAACTATAACATTTAGTAATTATTATAATAATACTTATAAAGTTGTAAATGCAAGTCTAAGTAGTATAACAGTTAAAGGAAATTATGTACAAAATGATTATGGATTTTTAGAAATAACTAATAATTTAATCGGTAATAATACAATTAATAATGCACAATTAATAATGAATGGAACAAATATAACTGAAAAAATAGATTATAATTATTTTTCTCTAGTTCAACCTTGGAAATATCATAGTATAATACCAGATTCAGGAATATATGTATATTCATTTAGTTTAAGACC